AAACGGTAGCCCAACGGTGATCGCAGTGGCGGGGGCTGAAAGCGTGATCGTGCCTTGAGCGGAGACGACTTGAGGTGTTATCTTCACACCATCGGCGAGCCCGGTAACAGTCGCACCGATCAACGGATTAAGACCGCCAACCGTTGTCACGGGAGCGCCGAGGGTCCAATTTCCCGCTGCCTGTGGAATCGCCAGTGCTACACCATTTGCATCAGGATAGGTCTGGCTGATCGGCGTCGTGATGTTGGCCGTGACGTGCTGACTATCGGTAAATCCGGTTATCGTCGCGACACCGCCTCCCATCCGGATCACGGAGCCGACATTGCCGGATGCAAACACCGGAGCGCTTGCGGTGAAGGTCATGGTGTTGTTGAGAACCGCAACTGCCGATGCTCCAGAGCCGCCGGCACTTCCGGCTGGATCGGAAATCAAAATCTGAGGATAGGTATAGTTCTGCCCGCCAGCGGAAAAGTTGATCGCCGTGATAACACCGGCCACGATCGTAAGGACAACCACGGCGCCGCTTCCGGGACCTTCCCCGTTGTCGTCAACCACTGAGGCCGTCGTTGCCGCGGAGTAGCCAACACCTCCTACCAAACCGGTGACGCCCGTGATCGATCCGAGCCCTGTGGGAGAGCTTGCGGATAGCGTGGCCTGCGGCTCCGACAACGGCAGCGTGAAGCCGCAGTCGACGCACCAGGATTCCTCAATGCTGTCCCAGAGCCGATCATCCATGCGCTCGATGACATAGGCGACTTCGGTCCCTAGCGTGCGCTGCGCCGCGAGATAGAGAGCGTCCACCGGGAGCTCATCGACCGAACACAAGCTCTCGAACGAGCCGAACGTGTCATGTCGGGTCCAGCCCGCGATCTTCTCCGATTTCAACCATGTCAGGGACAGTAAAATCCCGTCGTTACGGATCGCCCACAAGATGCGATAGGGCTCCTCGCACCAGGCGTGCTGCACGATCTGAAAATTACGGAACAGATGCGTCGAGTTCTGCGTAATGTCATCTGCGGTATAGCTGTAATTCGAGATATCGAATTTAAAGTCTCGATAGGTTGCACCCTTGGACTGCACATAGAGTACATCCTGATAAATCTGGATCGGCGGAACGGTAGCCGAGGCACCGTCGATGCCTTGCGACTGAGCCGACTGGCTGGCGGGGGTCAAAGGCTGCGGCGTGAATGCGCTGCCTCCGGCACCGGTCAGGAGAAAAGTTTCGCGCCCGGTCATGACCAGCAGGGCGCCGCCAATCGGAATCATCCATTGAATGCCGTTGACCTGCACCGAGAACGGCGTCCCGGTGATAGCATCGTCATCGATCGTGGGAATACGGGAATCGAAATTGATGAACGAGCCCGGCTGCGACATGAAATAAGTGTCGGGCTGATTGAGCGTGTAGGCGTATGATCGCCGCTCTTGAAAATATGCGACGACGCCAGGATACGTTCCGCTCTCGGGTCCGAGCACCAGCGTCCCGGTAGCGCCATTGTTGAATGTGACGGTATCTCCCGGCTGATAGTTCTGGCCGTTGTCCTGCACGATCACGGCGGCAAGGGCGCCGCTCTCCACGACGGGAACGAGCACCGCACCTGAGCCTGTTACCGAGTTGATCGTGTAGGTAAAGCTGGCCCCGGAGCCGCCAGCCGTAATGTTGACGCCGAGGATTTGTCCTCTCGCGAACGGGTCCTGATGTGTCGGGGCCACCTGCGAAAAGTCCGGAACGATATTGGTGTCCTGAAACGAGTTTCCGTAGGTCTGCCCAGCGTAACCAAATAACGAGCCGGTCGCGGGCTGCCCCGTGGCATTGCCATGAGCCACAACCGTCGGAGAAGCCTTGTAGATATTATAGGTCGTAACCCCGGCCACGCCGCTCCATGACACCGTGACCGTGCCCGCGGTCGATGCAATATCCGTGGCGTCGGTTTGATAGGCTGCCTGAGATGCAATGCTCTCCGTTCCGTCATCCGCGACCGACGTCACGACATAGCCATAACCGGCATCGCTCGTCGGAGAAGCCGGCTGCGGACTGACAGCGACCGAAACGCTTGCCGGAGGAGTCGCCGATGGCGCCGGGATGACCGGCGTGAAGGTCCAATCCGTATCGGAAAATCGCGCGAGATCCTGCGCTGGATATTCGGTATTCGTGACCTGATTGACGCAACACAGCGACATCACGTCGGCCGATTGCGTGAGCTTGAGATAGCTGAGATCGACTTCGGAATAGATCGTCGGCACCGTATAGATGCGCGATGCCGTGCCACCTCCGGTGTAGGCCGGGAAGCCAGTCGAATTGATCGGATTTCCGTAGACGTCGGACAGCGTGAACGTGCCGCTGGCGCTGCTCCCGGTCAGGCCCGCGATCACGAACGTATCGCCGTTGACTTCCGTCATGCCGCCAACACCGGAAATCGCCAGCCAATCGCCGTTGTTGAGCGCGGCCGGCGTCTGCCAGTTCACGGTAACGGTGACGCCAGCACCTGCACCACTGGTAGCGGCCTGGTTCGCCGGGTTGGCCGGCGGCGTGGTGTAGGCACCCGGATTGGAAACAATCAGCGACTGCGGACCATAAATCGGGTTCTGGAAGGTGGCGCCTGTGCCGGAGCCCGTCGTACTGGCAACACTAAAGGTCCCGTTCTGGTTGGTCGTGAATATACCTCCGCTGGAGATCGCGAATGTCGCAATCGCCCCGCTGCCACCCGTCGTCAGCACGGTCAGCACCGGCGGCGTCACACCAAGTGTTACCGCGAGTGTCACCTGATCGCCGGGCGCGTAGCCAGTACCGCCCAACAATAGCGTGAGTTGGCTGATCGTCGTGTTCTCGACCTGCACGACCGCCGGAGTTACCGCGCTGCCGCCGGCAAGCGTGATGGTGTCGCCTCGAACATAACTCGCCGTCACCGCAGCATTGTTTGATACAGGATTGGCCGCAGTACTCAGATTCTGGTAGCTGACGATGGCCGGATTGGACTGCGTGATCCCGGTAATCTCGAAAGGCGCCTCGGTGACGAAAGCGCCATCGAAGATAACCCGCATGTAGAAATTGCCGAATTCCAGCACCAAGCCCTGATTGATCGAGAACTGGAACGGAAGCAGGCGCGGCGGATAGGATCGACCGGTTTGTTTCGAGAATCCGACGAATGCGGTACCAGCGCGGGAGTATGCCCCACCTTGATAGGACACAAAAAAATTGCGCATTGTCGCCGCGGCGCTGTGCATGCGGGCCAGCGCGACGTTACCAAAGAGGGCCGGAGCCACCTCGCCTGTGGTAAAAGCCGAAGGTGATAAGACCGGTGTAGCCACTTAGAAAACGCTCCCATCCGCGAGAGCGAGGCTATCGAAACCGTTGTACAGGGAGCCGTCGCCGCCTTCATAGCCGCCGAACCCGCGACCGCCCCAGCCGCCGCCACGACGCGTCCGCATCCAATCTACGGAAATGTCGCTGGTCGAAATTCCCTCATTGCCATCGACGATCCGCGCCTCTTTTATTTTGACTTTCGCGACCTCGATGTTCTCCTTGCGCAGGGTCATCCCGAGCTTCTTGTCCTTGTTCAGCGGGAGCGCGATTTCGCTGGCGAGGTAGGCGACGAATGCGCCACGAAACAGAGAATCCCACGTATTAGGGTACGGCATGAAGCGCGTGTAGATCCCGTGAGCGTGACGGACGTCGCTCATGATCACGGTAGAGCCGGCCGGGCTTTCGCCCTGCGCCTGCCAAAATAATTGCCCGGGCTGCGACGGGTAATTCGGATCGGTACCGATTACAAATCTGGAGGGACGAATGCGCCGACCACGCAACGGAGCCTGTGGCGCCGTGGTCAGCGGAACATTTTGCGGAATCTGGATGTTGCCGACGGGTACCTCTACATTATTGCCGTCGTTCCACGGTATGAAGCGAAGCTTCATGCAATCCGCAGGATAAAGATAAAGATATCCCCATCCCCCGGGGACTATCGTTCCGACGTTTGCTGTTTGCCCCGAAGCGTCAGCCAAAAGCGTCAGCGGGAGTTCGACACGAGCAAAATCCCAATGGCACGCCCGGAGCAACTGGCGAAGACAGATGCCATATGCGCGCAAGGTCACCTGTGCCGGGCGCGTCCCCTCTTCCAAATCTCCTATCGTGTAATCAATACCGGCAGCATCCAACGCCTGGTTCGCCACGTCGGCAGGGAGGAACATGGATCAGCCCTCTTCGCTCATCGCGACAGCCGCGGCCTGTCCCTCTTCAGCGGCGACGAATTTCGCGGTCTCCATATTCGCCAAGGCTAGCGCCATGCCCTGAGCGAGCGCGGCCGCAAGTTCGTCGATAAAGTCAACTTCCCAAGTGGCCGGATTGGTTACTTGCGCGGTGTAGACGAACTGCGCGTTCGGAACGTTGCAAAGGACGACTTTTTGTGCCGGCGTAAAAAAGTTGTCGTTCTCGACCGCAAACACATTCGGTTGCGGATCGAAATTCTGCACAAAGATCGGGATTGATTTGATCGACCTGATTTTGAGAGCATCCGAAGGATACTGGTAAGTGAAGACCCACGGCGGCGGCGGATTGGTCACGCCGTTCCACGGATTGGCCGGGGTGTATCCGCCGGGAGGCGCCTGCTTCAGAAGCGTGGCATTGATGTTGCGCTCCGCAAAACCGTAGTCACCAGCACGCAGCAATGCGTCTCTGGTCTGGCCGTAGATCGATAGTGCGGCCTTGGCCCATTTCGAGCCCTCGTAAAGCGACCCGACGCGTTCGTTGCGGCCGAGCGCGATCATCGCGAGATTCACGACATCCGCAGGCTGAGTGATCACCGCCGCCATCAGCCCGCCCTCGTCTCGCCGAGCGATTCAAATGCGCTACCGCTTTCGAGCATCGCCGCGGCTATATCGGGCTTACCCTTCAGCGCCATCGCCATGGCGCTCGCGAGCAACCGAACGACGGCCTGCTGGAATAGGGCATCCCATGTACTTTCGGTCGGGACGTTGTTGTAAGCCGCGACAGCATTCTGCTGATTGGTCCAGATCACCTTGGTCTGTGTGTTGTTTACCAGGGTGTTACCGACCACCCAATCCACGGGGACCGGATTGTTTGGATCAGAGAGCGGCTGCGGTGGCATGAGCTGCCAGACTTCGACGCCGTTGCCGGGATAGGTGTATTCGTACGTGAAGCCGAGCGGAGGGGTGTTTGTGGTAGTGGAGAGACTCACCAGACTGCGGGCAAAATCCCAGCCGAACTGCCGGGCCACGGCGCGCACCGTGAGCGGGTAGAGGATTTTAGCCGCGCTTCCCGCCTTGGACCCATCGAATGTCGGGTAGACTCCGGTGACCGGAGGCACATCATCGCCGATGAGCCACACCGACTGATTAACGACATCCGTCGCCGAAATCGCCATGCCAGCCCCGGGGAAATCACCAAACTACCAGATATAGTAGTCTACTGGCATGAAATGTCTATATGTGGGCTCAGCCAGCCATGGTCAGAGGCGCACCATTGTCGTTGGCGGGCTCCAGCGAGCCCATGATTTCGTCCATGGTGAGGGTGCCCACGCCTCCACCGAGATTGAGTAGCCACGTATTGGTGCCGGAGCCGGTGATATTCCACCCGTATCCGCCATACTGGACAGAGCCCGTGGTCTGGGGCGAATCCAGCACGAAGTTGGCGACCGTGGCGCTGCCGCCGATCGTCGTGTTCGACGAGTTGCCAATCGAGATATTACCGACCTGGGTCGTCCCCGTTCCTCGGAATAATCCAACCACAGCCTGAGAGGTCGAATTACCGGCGGTGTTAGCCTGAAACCATCCGTTCAACGCCACCCGAACCAGATTGATCGCACTCGTCGGCGTAATCGTGCCTGTCAGCGAGAGGGCCGTCTTAGCAGTGATCGTGGTTCCGGCAAAAGTGGTCGTCGTCGTCGTCGAGTTGGATACCGTCTGTACGGTATCTCCGGGTTTCTTCAGGCCGGGACCCATCGGCTGCAGCGTCGTGCACGAGCTCGTCCACGCTCCGACCGTCGCGAGACCTGACGCGAAGTCACAGTACCCGATGATGCGGACGGAATCATTGGACACGCCAGTAGTCGAATACGGCGTGCCGAGCGATGACGCCAGCCCCGATATCGTCGTGGTCGTGACACGGGTGAATTCCCACGACGCGCACGGGTATATCGTGGTCGTCGAACTACAGATCGCGGCGGCGAGTTCGGGTGTGCCCCCGTTATAGGCCGCGAAGATCCAGAGCCGGAACGGAACGCTGTTCGTCGTGCCCAACGTCGCACCGGACGGTATAACCAGCGACAGCGCCGAGGTAATCGCGGTCCATTGCGGAATTCCGGTCGCCAGCGTCGTCGAGCGGAACGGCACCAGCACCGGGTGTCCCGCTGCCGGCGCCGCGCCGGTGTCCGCAGCCAAGAGACTGATGGTCAGCGCGCTTCCGGCCGCCGATGCCGACAGGCCCATGTTGACAGGCACATCATAACCGAACGGCGGTGCC